ACAAGAGTATGAGATGCAAAAACTGCAAGCTCAACAAACTTATTATTTGGCGAATCAGTAGACTAAGATTGAAAGTAATTTATATACTCAAGCTGTTTATTATGAACCAACTCGTTTAGCATCATTTTATGATTATGAGTCTATGGAGTATACACCAGAGATATCTGCCGCGTTAGATATCTACGGTGAAGAATCAACAACTGTTGACCAAAATGGTTACATGTTACAGATTTATTCAGAATCAAAAAGGATTAAATCAATTTTGATTGATTTGTTTAATAATGTATTAGATATTAACACAAACTTACCAATGTGGACAAGAAATACTTGTAAATATGGTGATAACTTTGTGTACTTAAAATTAGATTCAGATAAGGGTATTGTTGGTTGTATGCAATTACCAAATATTGAGATTGAACGTTTGGAAAGGGGTATGGCCGCAAAATCTGCGAATGTTGAAGAACCTGCAGAAAACAAAGGTTTAAGATTTAAATGGAAAGCCAAAGACATGGAATTTAATTCTTGGGAAATTGCCCATTTTAGATTATTGGGTGATGATAGAAAACTTCCCTACGGTACGTCTATGTTAGAAAAAGCAAGGCGTATTTGGAAACAACTTTTATTGTCCGAAGATGCCATGTTAATTTATAGAACATCAAGAGCCCCTGAGAGAAGGGTGTTTAAAGTTTATGTTGGAAATATGGATGACAAAGATGTTGAACCATATGTACAACGTGTTGCAAACAAATTTAAAAGAAGTCAAGTTGTTGACAGTCAATCAGGTAATGTTGATTTACGATTTAATCAAATGGCGGTTGACCAAGATTATTTTATACCTGTTAGAGACCCTGCAGCCCCAAATCCAATTGATACATTGCCAGGTGCTCAAAACTTGGCTGAGATTGCCGATATTGAGTATATCCAAAAGAAATTATTAACCGCATTAAGGGTTCCTAAGGCATTTTTAGGGTTTGAGGAAATTGTTGGTGACGGTAAAAACCTGTCTTTAATGGATATTCGTTTTGCGAGAACGATAAATAGAATTCAAAAGTCAATGGTTGCCGAATTAAATAAAATCGCAATTATACATTTGTTTCTATTAGGGTTTGAAGATGAATTGTCTAACTTTACATTAGCGTTAACTAACCCATCAACACAAGCTGATTTGTTAAAAGTTGAAGTTTGGAAAGAAAAAATACTACTATATAGAGACGCTGTAACCGCTATTGAGGGTATTGCACCAGTTTCAGTTACATGGGCGAAAAAACACGTTTTAGGATTTTCTGACGAAGAAATTAAACTTGATTTACAACAACAAAGGGTTGAGAAAGCGGTTGGCGCTGAATTAACTAATACTGCAACAATTATTTCTCACACAGGAGTATTTGATAATATTGACAAACTTTATGGTTCTAAAACAGGTGATACCGCTAATGCAGGTGCCGCACCTCCTCCTCCACCACCAGGTGGAGGTATGGGGGGTGACTTGGGGGGTGACTTGGGGGGTGACTTGGGGGGTGAAGCACCACCACCACCTCCTCCACCAGCTGAAGGAGGAGAAGTTACACCTGAATCAGTAAATAAAGATAATATGAACATTTTATTAGAAAGTGATTCATTAACCAACTCTGAAGATTTTATAGATTTATCCAGAGCAAGAAATTCTTTGGGTGAAATTGAGGCTCAATTGAGTAAAATACTAAGAGATTAATATTTATAATTAAAAACAATGATGAATTTCGGAATATTAAAATCAAGAATAGAAAACACCTTATTAGAATCTTATTCAAAAGGTACATTAAAAGAGGAAATAAAAAACTTTAAAAAATATGTTTTAGAAAATAAAAATATATCTAAACTTTATTACTTATACGATGATTTATCGTCTAATAAAGGTATGGATAACAACTTGGTTTTTGATTATATAAACGAATGCATCACTGTTTACGAAAACACTGTAAATAAAATTAAAGATAGTGATGTCAATAACATCAAAAATTGTGTTAAAAATACTGTTGTAGAAAACCAATATAAAAACATTGATAATTTATTTTCAAATAATGTTTTAATGATTGAGTCAAGACTTGAAAGTAGAAAATTAATTTCCGAAAATCTTAAGAAAAAACCTGTAACTAAGTCTGAAACACCATTAATCCCAATAAGTTCTATGATTAATGTTGCTAATAAAACAATAACTAACTATATTGATTCGTTAAATGAATCTGATAAAAAAGAATTGTTAAAAGTTTTATCAGAAGATGACTCAAAATATTCAAATGAATTTGAAAATATTAAAGAAAGTGTTATAAATAAGTTAAACACTTTAAAAGACGAAACCGTTGACAAAAGTACCAAATCTAAAATTGAGGAAACTTTAAGTAAGGTTGTGTCTGAAAAATATGACAAATTAAGTTATTTCAAACTTAAGAGTTTGAATGAAAATATTTAATCGTTATTTGATTTAAATTTTTTCTGAACATATTTGGCTTTATTAATCTGTTGTCTTCTTAATACAGATTTTTTAACAAATTCCCTTCTTGAATTAATTTCGGAACTTTGTCTTGTTTTAATAATTTTACTTTTGTAAATTTTTAAAGCCTTTTCCAAATTAGAATTTTTATCTACTTTTACAATAATCATATTTTTTTCCTTATATTATTAGTTTTTTGACTATACCCTTAAATATATCTATTATTATGAAAAAAATAAACAGGAACATATGACAACTAATGAAAAAAGGGAAAACCTCAAAAATTCAAACTCACAATTTTGCTAAAATATCTTATGGTACAGTAGATTCAGTAGAGTTAAAATCAATTTATTTAAGCATCCAAACTTGGGTAGAACCCATAGACGAATACGAGAATTGGAATAGAATCGTATTAAACATGAGTCGGGCGATAAAACACGCAACATTTGATTCGGTTGATAGAAAATTATTTGAAGAAAAATTTATTGTAGATTTAGATTTAAGGTCAAGTGGTATTACAATGGGAAAAAAATCATTTATGAATTTGGAAATAACACTTTATCTAAATAAAAATGATATTGATTTTAAATCTAAGGAGATTAAAGAATCACTTAAAAAAATATCAAATAACATTATTGATGAAGTATTCTACAACAATCAATATTTTAGATTTTATTTAACAAAAAAAGGTAATACAAGTAAAGAACCACTACAAATAAGAAATCTTTGATATTTATTAAATAAAAATAATAAAGATGGATTTGAAAATATTAAAACCTTATGAAAGTGGTAAAGGTATTTTGATTGAATACGATGCTGGATTTATTAACCCAAAAACGGAAAACAATCAATATATTATGGAGTCTAAAGGTATGTTAGACCACTCCAAACCATTTGAGTTTTACGCGGTATTACAAAAATATAATACACCAAATAGAAACGGAAGAATATATCCTGAACGTATCTTAAAAAGGGAGGCGGACAATTATAAAAAAATGATTCAGAAAGGAACTTCATTATCTGAATTAAATCACCCTGAATCATCATTAATTGACCTTGATAGAGTTTCTCACATTATAACTGATATATGGTGGGATGGACCTGTATTAATGGGTAAATTAAAATTGTTGACTTCACCAGGTTTCCATGAAAGAGGAATTGTTTCTACAAAAGGAGATATGGCGGCTAACTACCTAAGACAAGGTGTTACATTAGGTATATCATCAAGAGGTGTTGGCTCACTTAAAAAAGTTGGGGAACAAAATGAAGTACAGGATGATTTTGAATTAATATGTTTTGACTTGGTTTCCTCACCATCAACACCAGGCGCTTATTTATTTAGTCAACCTGAAGAAAGATTTAACTTTGAGGAAAATCTTGATGAAGAAAAAAGAATGAGAGCTGAGAGAGAAGTTGGGCCTTCCGCTAACAAATCTATTGACTTAATGAAAAGATTAACCGATTATTTAGGTTATTAAAATCTATATTATGAACGAGAAATATTTTGTAGCAAAAATCACAACTGATATGGTTGATGAAAATTCAGGAAAAATTAAAAAACTAAGAGAAGAGAAACTAGTCAGGGGTTATAGTCCTACCGATGTGGAAGCTAAAGTAACAAAGATTTACCAAAACTACACACAAGATTGGAGGATTACAGCAATTGTTGAAAGTAAAATTGATGAGGTGATAGAATAATTTATTTATACATTCAATAATTGAAAGAGGGGACATTTAGTCCCCTTTTTTATTTTTTGTCAAATTGGAAATATTTATATGTAAATAAAAAATCATTTATCGAAATAGTTAAAATTAAACTTTTTTGATAAATGGTAATATTTATATATTAAATAAAACAAAAATATGGCAAAAGAAAAATCTTTAGTAGAAGAAGCAATCGTCCAAATGAAAAACTTGGAAGAAGCGGTTGCTGAAAATGCAAAAGGAATACTTGCTTCAACAATGAAGGAAGAAATCAAAGAATTAGTAAAAGAATCTCTGTCTGAACAAGAAGACGACGAAATTGAGGTTGATGCGGAAGTTGACATGGATGCACCTGAGGGTGATGAAATGGACGCTGATAACACCGAACTCGATATGGACATGGGCGACATGGACATGGGCGACATGGACATGGGCGACATGGACATGGGCGACATGGATGACGAAGACACAATCGACTTAACTGACGTTGAAGATGAAGATGAAATCTTACGTGTATTTTCATTAGCGGGACCTGAAGACAACATTGTTGTTGTTAAGGACGAAGCTGGTAACATTAATCTTAAAGATAATGAAAATGAATACATGATTGTTGGTGAAGGTGAAGATGACATGGATGACATGGATTCTGAATTAGAAGAAATGGTTGGTACTGATTACATGAGCGACATGGAAGAAGGCGACATGTACGAAGAAGAAGACGGTGAAGAATCAATCGAAAGTATTGTTGAAAGAATTTTCATGTCTGATGAAGACGATGATGATGAAGACATGGGACCTGAAAATATGTTTGACGAAGAAATGGATAACATGGAAGAAGGTAATATGTACGAAATGGAAGACATGGAAGAAGGAGAAGAAGATTCTGAAGAAATAGTATATGAAATTGTTATGGATGAAGAAGACATGGGTGACATGGAAGAAATGTACGGAGGAAACAAACACGATTTCAAAAGAAGAAAAGGACACAAAACTGGTGATGTAGATGGTCATTATAAAGATTATGAACTTGAAGAAGGTGATGAGTACATGGAAGACATGGACGAACCTATGATGGAATCTAAAATGACTATGAAACCTAAAGGTGTTGGAATGGGTAAACCAAATAAGAAAAAAGTGTATTCAAAAAAACCTAACATGGAAGGTGGTTTTAAAACTGTTAAGAAAAAGGCTAACAAAACCATGGGTACAGGTAAGGCAAAATTTGAGTACAAAGAAGGTGAAAATCTTGAGGGTGAAATGAAACCTGTTAAAAAGATGGAAACCAAAGAGGCGGCAAGAACTTACGGAAAAGGTTCTAAATCAGGTCGTGGTTTAAGAAAAGCAGTCACACCTAACAGAAACCTAACTTTCGAAAGTACCGCAAAAGAAGTACAAATTCTTAGAGAGAAAAATGAAGAGTACAGAAAAGCACTTAATGTATTCAGAAACAAATTAAATGAAGTGGCTGTGTTTAATTCTAACTTGGCTTACGCAACACGTTTGTTTACTGAACATTCAACATCTAAACAAGAAAAAATTAACATCTTGAGAAGATTTGACAGTGTTGAGACTATCAAAGAATCTAAGAACTTATACAAAGCTATTAAAGATGAGCTTTCAGTTAAGACAAGTCAACCAATGAATGAGTCTATTGAACGTAAAATTGAAAACGTACAAGCAACAGGTTCAGCGGCTAACTTGATTGAGTCTAAAACTTATGAAAATCCTCAGTTCTTAAGAATGAAAGATTTAATGGCAAAAATAAAATAAAAATAAACTAAACAAAATTAATAAAAAACCAAAAAAATGGGAGCATTATTAGAATCAGGTCTTGTTGGTAATATCGGTCTTAAGCACCTTAAAGTTATCAAAGAAGACACTATTAACAAATGGGACAAATTAGGGTTCCTTGAAGGTCTTAAAGGCCACCTAAAAGAAAACGTAGCTCAGCTTTATGAAAACCAAGCTAGCTTCTTGATTAACGAAGCAACTTCTGACGGTTCTTCAGGTTCTTTTGAAACTGTTGTATTCCCAATCGTTAGACGTGTGTTCTCTAAATTGTTAGCAAACGATATCGTTTCTGTACAAGCAATGAACTTACCTATCGGTAAATTGTTCTACTTTGTACCTAAAATCCAAGGTTATTCTGGTGGTACTAACACTGAATGGAGTGATGTATCTTCAGGTGACCACTACGCACCTGTAGGTGGTCCTGGTAACTATCCTGGTGACCCAAATGCTGGATACACAGGAGCAGGAGCATACACTAAGAACCTTTATGATTTATTCTATGAAGGTACTGAACCAGGTTTAGACCCTGCAGGTTTATTCGACTACTCAAAAGGTCGTTGGTCGGCTATTACCGCAAGTACTGATATTCAATATTGGTCAAATGGTAATTTAGTTGACGGTAACATTGGTACTGAAATCGCTTCAGGTAACACAAGAAAAGTTATCGTTAAAATGTGTGGTTTTGCAGACACAGGTGCTGGTAAATTAATCGGACCTAACGGTAACGAAATGGATACTGAAGAATTCTTATCTAGTTTGATTATCTTCACAGGTTCAGGTTTAACCGTTGCTGAAGGTTCACCTTGTACAGTATCCACAGGTCCATTATTGTTCAGAGTTGTAACTCAACAATATGGTCAAGGTATTGTTCAGTATGGTACAACTACTTCAACAACTTGGCCTTCAACAGGTAACGGAGGTTCATTTAAAAATATCTGTTCTGCAGATGGATGTATCTACTTAGAAGTTGACCTTTCTTGTCCTGTATGTGCTGATTGTGACTCAACATCTTTAGATGGTTACACTGGTACTACAATCGAATCGGCTGTATCAGGTACTTCATTCTACGCAGCTTGGAGACGTTACGAAGAGTTAGAATTCGAAGACAAAATTGGTGAAGTTTCTTTCGACCTTGAGTCAGTTACTGTATCTGTAACAGAAAGAAAACTAAGAGCACAATGGTCTCCTGAATTAGCTCAAGACGTAGCAGCATTCCATAACATCGACGCTGAGGCTGAGTTAACAGCATTGTTATCTGAGCAAGTATCGGCTGAGATTGACCGTGAAATCTTACGTGACTTACGTAAAGGTGCGGCTTGGAACCTACGTTGGGACTACAACGGATGGAGAAGAATTTCTCAAACTACATCTTACACTCAGAAAGACTGGAACCAAACATTGATTACTGCTATCAACCAATTGTCAGCACAAATCCACAAATCTACATTGAGAGGTGGAGCTAACTGGATTGTTGTATCTTCTGAAGTTTCAGCTATCTTTGATGACTTAGAATACTTCCACGTATCTAACGCATCTCCTGAGCAAGACCAATACAACATGGGTATTGAAAGAGTTGGTACATTAGCAGGTCGT